GTGGATGGTCCGCATGAATCCCGGCGAGTACTCAACTCGCATCGAGCTGACCGGCAAGAACGGCGGCGCAATCGAGCACAATGTCAAGGTCACGAAGGAGCAGGTCGTGGCCGAAGTCGGAGAGATATTTAACCATGGACCGAAGCCTCCTACCTCAGACGCTTGAGGAGGCCGGTCCGTATTACGCCCATGTCCTGGGCGCGGCTGCGGAGACGTCGCAGGAACATTACCGGATAGCCCGCCGCTGGCTCTGCCGCAACGACCTGTTCTTCCTGCTGACCGTGCAGTTGAAGCGGAAGGACATGGTCCATCCCTGGATCTTCGATCGATGCCGGGAGGTGGAGGGTGGTCCTAATGGGCACCTCGATCTATGGGCAAGAGATCACTACAAGGCGCTTGATTGCGACACGCCGGTTTGGACCACCAAGGGCTGGAAGCGTCACGGCGACCTTAAAGCAGGTGATCGGGTATACGCGCCAGATGGACAGCCAGTAGCGGTGATCGCAAATACCGGCCCCATGAATGGAGCCGATTGCTTTGAGGTCGGCCCGTTAGTTGCCGCAGGCGATCATCTTTGGCCGCACCAGCAGAAGCACAAACACCGCATTCCAGGCGGGCGACGGGTGTCCTTTACAACCGAGATTGTGAATACACGAGACAGCGAATCAATACGCTTGCCGCTGACCGAGCCGCTGCAGGGGGATGTGTCGGATCTGCCGATTGACCCATACGTCCTGGGTGTTTGGCTTGGTGATGGCGAGTCTCGCGGCTGTCGAGTAGTCGCTAGCCATACGGACGCCGAATGTATGGAGCACCAGTTGGTTTCCGCTGGTGCAATCGTGAAGCGATCTAGCCACCCCAACGCTGTCAATCTGGCGCTCGGGGGCGGCGTAAGTTGCATAAAAGGTTCGTCGCCGTTCAAGCAGGCTTTGCGGGCCCTTGATCTGCTCGGCAACAAACATGTGCCTGACATTTATTGGCACAGCTCAACGGAACAACGGCTTTCCCTGCTTCAAGGCCTGATGGACACCGACGGCTCCGTCGATACCAGGGGCACCGCAATCTTTGTGAACACAAACGAGCGTTTGGTCGATGCCGTTGCATTCCTAGCTCGGTCCCTTGGAATGAGGGCGAGCAAACGGGATTACCGGACCTTCTGGCAGGTAGCCTTTCAAGCGCACAAGGGTTCGCGCTGCCCGTTTCGGATGCCAAGAAAGATCGAACGGTGCCTCTCGGTCACGCGCAGAATGCCGATCTACAGGCCGAAGCCAACGACGACGCGGCCGGTAAACTGCATACAGGTGGTCGGTGGACTGTATCTCGCCGGCAAACAGTTAATTCCGACGCATAACTCGACGATCATCACCTACGGGCTGACGATCCAGGACATCCTGGCTAGCCATGGCGACGATCCCGAGGAACGCTATGGCGGCCGCGAGGTCACGGTCGGAATTTTCAGCCATACCCGCGACATCGCGAAGGGCTTCCTGACGCAGATCAAGCAGGAACTTGAGGACAACGAAGACCTCATCAACCTGTTCCCGGACGTGCTGTACGAGCGGCCCAAAAATCAGGCCCCGAAATGGGGCATCGACACGGGCCTGACGGTCCGGCGCAAGACGACGCCGAAGGAATGCACCGTCGAGGCATGGGGCCTCGTCGACGGCCAGCCGACATCGAAGCACTTCTTCATCCGGGTCTATGACGACACGGTCACGCATGAATCCGTCAACACGACGGATCAGATGAAGAAGACCACGGCGGCCTGGGAAATGTCGCTGAACCTGGGCACCGAAGGCGGCTGGGAACGCTATGTCGGCACCCGCTACCACGAGTTCGATACCTACCAGGAGCAGATGGACCGCGAGGTCGTCGTTCCCCGGGTCTATGCCTGCACCAGCGATGGGTCCGAGGACTTCACCAAGTCCGTCCTGAAATCGCCGGACTATCTGGCGGACAAGCGCAAGGCCATGGGCCGGCGCACCTTCGCGACGCAGATGCTGCTGGATCCGAAAGCGGGCGGCGCAACCGGGTTCGACATGGATTGGCTGCGCTACTGGGTGGTCGAGAACTGGCAGAGCCTGAACCGCTACATCCTGGTCGATCCCTCGTCCGGCAAGCGCAAGGACAAGGACAACGACTACACCGCGATGTGGGTCGTCGGCTTCGGCGAGGACGGCAAGTGCCGGGTCATCGACATGGTGCGCGACAAGCTGAAACTGTCGGAGCGGACCAAGACCCTGTTTCACCTGCACCGCAAGTACAAGCCGATCCGCGTTGGATACGAGGAGGTCGGCATGCAGGCCGATCTTGAGCATATCCAGTTCATCATGGAGCGGGTGAACTACGACTTCGAGATCGTCCCGCTGAAGGCGACCGAGAACAAGGAGCGCGTCCGCATCCCACGGCTGGAGCCCTGGTTCGAGCGCGGCGACATCTTTCTGCCTGAAAGGCTCATTCGCAAAAACACCGCCGGCGACACGGAAGACCTGGTTCAAACCTTCATCACGGAGGAGTACCGGGCGTTCCCGGTCTGCAAGCATGACGACATGCTCGACGCGCTGGCCCGCATCACCGACGAGGACATGATGATCGAAGCGCCAGTGGAAGGATCGACGCAGAAGCCGCGAGACCCCTGGTCCGCGACCAATGCCGCCTCGTCCGGCAGTTGGATGGCGGCATGATCGGTCCCGTGCCGCAAGGCCGCCTGCCGAAGCAGAGCAACGAGAAGATGGAGTTGCTGGCCGAGCGCACCCTGCGCGCCATGGAGGCCCATGACCGTTGGGCTAAGCCGGCGCGGGAATCCTACGATTTCGTCGAGGGCCGGCAATGGGCGGCGGAAGACCTGGCCGCCCTGAAAAAGAAGAACGCGCCGCACCTGACCTACAACATGATCAAGCCGTTGCTCATGCTGGTCATGGGCTACCACGAGAACAACCAGACCGATACCAGCTACGAGCCCGGCAATGACGGCGCCGCAAGCGAGGAGGTCGCCGAGGCCCTGACGCAGCTGGGCAAGATGGCCGACATCGAGACCGGCATGGAGTTCGTCAATACGGAAGTCGTGCTGGACGGTTTCATCGGAGGCCGCGGTTACTGGGATTTCCGCATGGACTTCGAGAAGAACGATTTCGGAGACATCAAGGCCCGCGCGGCCGACCCGTTCAGCGTCTTCGTCGATCCCGACACCACCAGTTACGATCTCAACGACGCGGCCTATATCACCGAATCCCGGTGGATGAGCTTCGACGAGGTCGAGTTCCTGTTCGGCAAGGATGCGGCAGGCGCGATCCGCCCCTTCCTGTTCGACGGCGGGGCGTCCTGGTCGCATTTCCCGATGTTCGATTATGCCAGGGACGGCGAGACATCGCCGATCCGCTCATTCGGGCAGACCGAGGATATCGGCGATACCGACAGCCTTGCGTTTCGCGACTTCTTCAACGGCAATCTGGTCGATCCCGCCCGCAAATCGGTGCGGGCGCTGGAGCATCAGTACCATGTGTGGGAGACCCGGCGCGTCTTCGTCGATATGGAAACCGGCGACCGAAAGGTCGTGCCGGCCCATTGGGATAACGAGAGGATCAAGAAGGTTCTTTGGGCCGTGTCGGAGCGCGGCGGCCAGGTCCAGGTGCAGTGGCGCCGGGAGAAGGTGATCCGCTGGACGACGACGATCGCCGACATCATGGTCCACGACGATTACAGCCCGTATGAGACCTATACCAAGATCGGGTTCTTCCCCTGGTTCCGCCGCGGCGTGACCGAGGGCATGGTCCACGACCTCAAGGATCCGCAGCAGGAGGTCAACAAGCGGGCCAGCGCCGAAGTTATGATGGTCATGCGGTCGGGAAACGGTAAGACCTGGATCGAGGAGGGCAGCCTTCGTCCCGAGGAGGAGGAGCGTCACCGCCTGCACGGGTCGACGCCGGGCTTCACCGGGTTCTACAAGCGCGGCGGCAACCCGCCGGTCGAGGTTCCGGCCAATCCGCCGCCGACCGCGATGGAGAAGCTGCAGCAGAATGCCTCGGACCGGATGAAGCATATCTCCGGCATCAACGAGAGCGCGCTGGGCCAGTTGGACCGCGTGCAATCCGGCAAGGCCCTGGAGGCACGGCAGCGGCAAACGGTCATCGGCCTGCAACTGTACCTCAAGAACCTGAAACGGTCGAAAGAACTGATCGGCCGGAAGAAGAAGAACCTGTTCCAGCGGTTCTATACCGAGCAGCGCGTCTACCGGATTACCGGCAAGGACGGCAACAAAGAGCCGATGATCATCAACCAGATGCAGTTCGGCCCGGACGGTAACGTTGCCAGCCGCCTGCTCGACATCACCCGCGGAAAATACATGACCGTGGTCGACGA